AACATCTTGTTGAATGCCCAACCAAATGGAACAACAACCATTGTTAAGATAATGTTCCAAAATAGCATGGCATCTATTTCCATTAGTTTATGCCATAAAGTTTAACAGTACCTGATTCTATGTTTCCAGAGGACATTACAAATCTAAAACCATTTACAACATCAGCACGATTAGCAACAATTAAAGCTCCAGTAAAAGTAGAAGCATTATGTGCTGCATCTGTAAAATACCAATTTGAAATACCAGATACACAAAATCCTACATTAGTGTTATTAGTGTTTTGCATATTCATACTAATAGTAATTCCCTCTCCTGCTGCGTTTCCAATTTGAGCAGAATTGGCTTGTATTATAGAAGTACTGCCATTACTGTTTGCACCACCATAAGAGCCACCGACTCTTTGTACTTCATTACCATAAATACTACCAGTTTGCACTGAACCACCCACAAAAACCTGACCATTTAAATATACATTGTCAGTGGAAGGAAGAAAATAAGCATCTAAGTAATAAGAATCATAAGTAGAATTTATATAGGTAGAGGTAATATCATATTCTGATACTGCACTTGATATAGTTGCATCTAAAAGCAACTTCATATTTTGTTCACTATTACCTATAAACTTTGCTAATTCTGCTGCTTTACTCATGCTAAATCTCCGTGAATTGAACTGCCAAATACATCATAATCCTCAAAACCACCTGCATGATTTGTGCTATTCATTTTATAACTTCCTGTAGTTACATCAGAGTTTGCATTTAAGTTTGCAAAACATCTTGCACCACTTATTCCTATACAAGCAGAAACAGCATAATCATCATTATCCATATCATTATTAATGACTACAGAAGTAATACCTGCACCACCATCAGTTAAAGATGTCACATTAAAACTATCCTGAATTGTGTGTGTGTTTGTTGCTATAGTTGCAGAACACCATACTTTTGCTGTTCCTGCATTTACAGTTGACATAGGAACTGAATTATTACTACTTGCATCTGTTAATGTGTCTACTCTTAATATACTTGCCATTATGCTAAATCTCCGTGTACTGAACTACCTGCTACAAAAGTATCTACATGAGAAGAATCATAATATCCAAATTTATTTTCAGAAGTAGTTCTTCTAGCATCTATACTTCCACCAACTTGAGCACCAGTAATATATCTATCAAAATCACTACTTGCACTATGATAAGAACATGCTCCATTTGATAAGTAGTTAGAATTGTTCATGTTATTAGTATAAGTTATACCATACTTACCTGCTGCATCATCTTGAACACTTGCTACATTAAAGCTGTCAAAAGCAACAACTGTACTTGCGTCAGCATCTAAAGTTGCCCATGACTTTGCCAACCCTTGTTGTAAGTTTGTAGTGGTTGAACCACCCTCTCCTGTAACTGCCACACTACCTGCTGTGGTTACACCTGTAATTGTATCTACTTTTAATTGACTTGCCATTATGCTAAATCTCCATGTACGATTGATTGTACATTTTCCTCATCTGTAACTGTAACATTATCTGTTCCAAAAACATTGACACTATTTCTTGCTGTTGTATCTGCTGATGCAATAACACTTCTGTTTGTGCTATCTGTTGCCATGCTACCAGATGCAACAGGTGAAACTATACTTGGATTAGTATAATGCAAAGAGTTCATACTGTTAGTAAAAACACCATACATTGAACCTGTACCTCTATCTGTTATGCTACCAATATTTAAACTATCGTCTATGGTATTACTATTAACTTGGTCAAAAACATACCATGCTTTAGCCAACCCCTGCTGAAGATTTGTATTGGCACTTCCTTCACCTTGAATAGTAATAGAACCTG